AGTGATCATGATACACCCAACACGCCGTGTGTATTTGACATGTGTTGTGTGGTGTGGTACGCGGTTCGGTGCGCGTGGAAAACGTGACGCGTGGAAATATGCACGAATATTTTCGGCTTGTTTGGGTGTGTCGTGTTTTGCGTGCGGTATTATATAGGTATCGGTTTCGAGCGAAAGGAAAATGAAATGTTTGATTATGATGCATTCGTTGTAGAGATGTCGGCTGATAATGCTTACATGGTTTGCATTGACGGTGTATATACCGGAACTATTAGCGATAACGGTACTGTTGACGATAACGTTATTACGTTTGAGTCGGCCTTGTCTACGGCTATTGAGCTTATGTTATCTGACGAATACGAGATTAAGCAGACTGAACAGCATTTGTCTTATAAGGGCAACCCGTGCCGTAGGTATGTCGTTTCGATTAATTCTTAATTAAAAAACGAAAAAATTATACCCGGTGTGTTTTTTTTCACACCGGGTATTTTATGCGTTAATACTGTGTTTTATGCGCTAATGCTGTGTGTTGCTGTGCAGTATATTTCTGTGTTGTTTGGTATTGCGCTTGTGCATGCTATGATTCCTCGGTGTGCGGTGTTGGTTGACGCGTATAGTGTTCCGTTAAAGTAGTTTGAGCTTATGCAGTAGTTGTTTACTGTGGATAGTCCGTAGCATGTAGCGACTATTCCGGCGTATGCTGTGTGGTTGTTTACTACTTTGAATTGGCAATTAAATGTGTATATTCCGTTATTGCATACTGATTCGCTGTTTATTATTTGACCGTGGTTGTCTGTGCCTGATACGCTCGTTTTCCAGTTGTTGTGTATGCTGTTGCGGGTGAACAGTGATTCGGCAAACAGTCGTAGCAATTGTTTTTGTCCGTTGTCGTTTGGGTGTATCGGGTCCATTGAATTACTGCTAGTTGATGCCCAGTCTTCGCGTCCGTTCAACCATTCCCATGCGTATTGTATTTCGTGTACGTTTGGTGTTTGCGCTATTCCTTCCTCGATCGCGTTTAGTGTCTGCGGTATGTTTGTGTGGTATCTGAACATGCCTTGTACGCCTAGGACGATTGGTGCAACGTATACTTCTGCATTCGGGAAGTTGGTTAGTGCGTATTGTAATGTGTTTTTTACAGCGTTTGTAATGCTAGTTGCTGTTTGCAGTTTGTCGTTTGCACCGCCCGCGATTATTATGTGTGTTATTTCTGCTTTGTTGTTTACTGCTTGCAATTGTGATAGAAACGTTGGTTCATTTACATAGCCCGCGTTGTTTTGTGCCATGTTTTGTACGGTGTTCGCGCCTATGTATGATTTGAATTGGTTTGCCCATGACATTGCTAGGCTTGATGCACCGGTGCCGTAGCTGATCGAGTCGCCTATAATTGCGATGTTTGTGTATGTTTTTCGTTTTAATTCGATGTTTGAATATATGCCATCTATTTTTTGCACGGTGTTGTATAGATTGGTTGCATCGTTGACGCTATTTGCGTGTAGTGCGGTTAGATTTGCGTTTATTGCAGTAATGGCTGATTCGTTGGTTTGCGCTAGAGTTAACGCGTTGCTTGCGGTTGTGGACGCGTTGTTTGCGGTTGTGTCGGTGGTGTCTATTTTGTTTTTGAGCTGTGTTGCGGTTTCGGTGTCGGTCACGCCTAACGCGGTTAGATTTTTGTTGTTGTTTTGTGCTGTTTCTAAAGCCTGAGTCGCTTTACCGCCCGCCGTGTTTGCGTTACTGTTGATTTTGTATAAATTATCATCGATAATATCCATTGACGCGTTGTATTGATCGTTGAGGTTGGCCGCGTCGCCGTTTTGATATTTTTCGAGATTGAAGTTGGTTGTGTAGTCGGTCATGTTAGTTGTCCTTTCGAAGGTTTGTTGGATGATTTATTTCTTCCTGTACTTTTAGTTGATGTATTACGCGGTCTAGCGTGCGCATTGCCGCGTTGTATCCGTCGCGTAGATCGGCTAGATCGCCGGTTTCGTATATGGGTAGATGATAAAACGGTGTTTGTGATACCATGAGCGTACGCCTTTACTCGGTTGGTGGAATTGGATAACCTTCTGCGGTTTTTTTGAGGGTACTAAGGTCAGCGACGGTGAATATTTCCGTGCCGGTACGGTTTAATATGTGATTGAGAGTGGTGCCAAGCGTTTGCGCGTTAGTTCCTGTCAGGCCTAGCGCGTTTATAAACGCGGCTAGTCCGTCCGGTAACACGTTGTTGTTCAACGCTAAGTCTGCTTTATCGCTGACGCTTTTTATTGCCGCGTCGATTTTATCCATTGACCCGTTGTATTGGTCAAGTAGATTTGCGGAATTTCCAGCTTCGTATTTTTCCAGCGCGTAATTCGTAGTGTTAACCATCATTTATCCTTTCATGCTAACGGTGGATATTGTTCACCGGTTGTCGGATTAGTGACACGTGGCGTGGTATCGTCGAATATGGTAAGGTTGCCGATTGCGGGCGTTTCGTCGGTTCGGTGTTCGGCTAGTTTGCCGGTGTTGATATCGGCTATTTGCGTGACACGCGCGCCATACACCGCTAGTTCGCGGTACAAATCACGAATCGCGGTTTTACTGTCAGTATATTCGCCTTTTGTAACGTTCCATACTAGCTGTGTGTCTCCTATATGGCCGATTTGTTCTTGCAGTTGTGCTATGGCAACGGCATAGTCGTTTATGTGCGCTTCAATGTTTTTTATTCTTGTATCGTAGTCGTTCAATGTTTTGTTTATGTCGGTCACGATTTCGTCAAGATACGCCGTTATGTGATCGATTTCGCATGCAATGTGCTTTATGATCTCCTCTTGGCTTTTAGCATTCCAATAGAACGCGGGTATGGCGGGTGTGTACGGCCATACCGAGAAAAACGGGAGTATTGGAAACATGTGTATTATCCTTTCAGTAATTGTTTATGTTGATCGTCCATAATGGACTAAAACATGTTTCAAGGTGATCAAGCAATAGTACGTCAATATCGACATATTCGCCGTTGCGTATGCGATTGACTTTGTCCATGAAATCACCGTTGGCAATCGTCTCATATTGGTTGTCCGTCGCGTTGCTTGCGTAGTCTTGGTTTTCGGCTAACTGTGTTGCGGGGAAATCACTGTAGACGGTACGCATTTTGTGCCATATATCGCTATCGCTAAGAATTATATCGGGATTATTGCTTACAAGCGCATAGAGTGGGCGCAATACCGGCATGATTTCTTGTATGAGACGCATAAAGTGCCGTCGCCATCTTGACGGTGGCATAACGCCTAACTCCCGATCAAAAAAACGGTTTTCGATTTTCTTGCAGCAGCGCGTGTATTGCGTGTCATCATAGGCGATGTCCCGCCATGACCATGCAGCGTTACCCCAGTCAACACCGCCCGGCACGTCGAGCAGTTCGCCAAACGTGTACGTCATCACGCCGTGGAAATCGTCGCGCGATTCACACGGCTGATAATGGTTTATGTCATTCTGCATTGTCATCGTCATTCATTCTTTCAACGTCCGTCAAGTAAGCGTAGTTGCGGGAAACATTGTCTTCGTTCCATACAACTTGTATCGGTTCCTTGAGGTATTTTCTGAATCTCGTGTTGAGAATATCGCACGCGGCACGACGTTCCTCTAATTCGCTGAGCGCGCGTAGATCAGTCGGTTCGCCATAGTCGTTAATTTCGTCGGCGGTCTGCCGTTCCATTTTCAACGGCAGATTTTTAATGCCCAGCGACTGATAGAACGCGTTCCAAGTGTTCTGTATATCGTTCTGCAATTCCATGCCGATATATTCGACGTTCGTTTTCAGCACGTTCGCTTTCATAGAATCGGTGAAACCCGGTGTCGCCATGATAGCCATTTCACCACCTGAGATTTGCTTAATAACGTTAATGCCCGCCGTCTGCTGTCCAGCCGGAACCTCAAGGATGAACGGCGTTTTCTGATTGAAACGGTTCTGCCGACGCGTCATGTATAAATCTTCGATTTCATGCGCAAAAAATTCAATCGTCGGAATGAGTGGCGTACGAGCACGGTTAGCGTAGATGAAAACACCATTGGAATTGTTAACCGGAAAACGCCAACCGTTAATACCGTAACTATCCCATTTTCGCGGTTTGTAATACACGTTGAAATTCGACGTCGGCACCGCTTGCGTACTGAAAAACACGCCCGGTTTGCTATGCGGAAACGCGATCGTGGCGTAACCGAAATACAATAGATTGTATTCGAGAAACCACGCGTCGCATGTTTTCGGCAGATTCAACCACTTAAACCTTGACAGCGCAATATTCAGCATTTGAGAATATGCCATCGAATACGCTTGCGAGTTGAGCGCTTGTGATTGCTGCCACACCGGTGCGCCACGTTCGCCCATTTCCGCACGGGTCAACGGCCTTTTATGCGTGCGTTTACGTCCCATTCTTCCTACCTTTATAGATTATCGTGTGTGAAGTCGCTGCCGACTTCCTCGGGCTTGTTCCATATTGTAACACCGTCACTGAAAATATTTTTGATCGTCTGCAATTGCTCGTTTTGCGCAAATGGACAGATAACCCATATGTCCGCGCATTGCCAATACGCGAAATGCTTGCAAGGTGTCAACGACGGACGGCTGTAAAGTTTGTTGCTCGCGATGCCATAACGCAACATGTAATCGCCCGCCGCAGCTATCGCGCCGTTGTCTTCGGTGACGATTTTCACAGTCATGGTGTCAAGCCCCGTGGCCTGTCTGAAATTGTCGCCGCCATATGCGCCAACGGGTTGCGCGGCATGGTTGAGTAAGTCGCGCCATGCAGCGTTAACATTGGAACGCGTGTTTACCATGACACGTTTGGCGTTATCCACACTCTGATCGCGTGACGCGGCAGCGTTCGCGTTCGCCGTGGCGACGCTTGCGCTTGTTATTGTTGTATTGGCTGTGTTAGACGCGTTAGTGTTATCGGTGTTGAGCTGATTGGAACGTTTCGTGCTATCCGTGGCGTAGCTTTTTGCTTGCGCAATAAGTCCCGCATTGCATTCCAGTGCGTTGCTTGCTTTTTTTGACGCCGCATCGCTTGACGCGGTGTACACAAGTTGATTATTGGTCAACGCAATCGCCGCGTTATAGCTTGACGTGCCAACACCTATCACACCGGAACTAAGCCCCGCCGCCGCGCCGATCACAGCCGGGAGCGCGGCCCCGCCTGTGGCCGCGCTTGCTGCTAGCCCCGCGCCGACCGATATTGCACTTGTGGCGAGACTACCAAGCGTTGAAGTGACGTTGGTCATTGCGGCTTGTTCTTGCCCGGTGACATATGACGCGGTTGCGACTGCCAAATCTTCCGATAGATCGGCGTTTATCTTTGCGTTTTGATATTTCTGTTCGTTGTCTAGTTTGGTATTTCCGCGCGCTGTTATGTCCGTCGCTGCTTGATTTGCATTAGCTGTTGTCGTGTTGCGCAACCCGTTGGCGGTTGCGGTGTTCGCAACGCTTGTTTGTCCTGTGCGCGCGGTGTTGTCACGGCTAACGTTGGTCATACGTGCGCCGTTTTCGTACGATACAACCGCGTTTTCGCGTGCTTGCGCGATTTCGCGGTTGTATGCGTCGGCGCGGTGCGCGTCGATCGCGCGACGTTGCAGCGCGTAAGTCGGTATGTCGTGCGATATGAGTGTTTTGAGCACGTCCGCGTTCGGCACGTTGCCGGTAATGCTAGTCCCGTCGATAGCGTTAACGGTAATGGACGTATCGCCGTCGCTTCCTATTCCGTCAAGCCATGCGATTTGTCGCAATATCGGAAGACTGAGAGATGTGATAGCCTGCACCGATAGTCGCCCGCAGTCGGCTATTTCCACACGGCTTTTATTACCGAGATTATCGGATATTTCGAGGTATGCGTAGGGTGCAAGATACAGTCGTGTTATTTTGGCGTATTCATTGGCGTAACCAAAATCGTTGATTGTCAAATCAATATCGGATATTTTCGTACGAGTACCGCTAACCGTATGCCATTCGACGCCATTCACATTTACGCTGCTGTTAAACCGCAACATGTTTGCGGTGGCTACGAACACCGCTGTGATCTGTGACATGATATGTGGATAATACGCGAAAAGCGTGTCGAAATAATCGCCTGAGATTTTGGACGTTTCTAGCGCATACATGCTTACGTTGCTTGCAGTGAGATTGTCAACGGAATTATACGATGTGCCCGCGCCGGTGACGTTTGATGTGGAAATGTTTCCGGCACCCCACAAAAAATTCATTACCGTGCCATCGGCATTACTGTATGTCGGGTCGCTATCCGCAATGTTCGTACCGCGCGTGTCGCGCATGGTTTGCAATTGTTCAGGTGAAAACGTTGCGGCCAAACAGATGTATCTTGTGCCGTTTTGCAGATTAAACGGCGTGCTTTTTCTTATATTCGATGCGGCGTTGCCATAATCGACGTCGGGCAGCGTGAAATCACGGCAATTCGCGCGCGGGTTTTTCAGCAGTTCTTGCGGTGTCATTTCCGTTAACGGCGCGTGCCCGCGTGTCAGCACCATTCCGTTAATTGTGGTGCTGTTGATATAGTCCGTCCATACGTCGCGCATAAGCGTGCATGTTGTCGTGTTCGGTGCTTCCGCGCGTACGGAAGCGATGAAAAAATGATAGCGTGTCTGCACGTCGGTTTTCTGATACGGCGTGTTGATAATATCATGCGAAAAGTCAACGACAATGTAATTGTATTGTTGTACTGTCATGTAAGGCACGGGCAATTTTATGCCGTCCGTGTCGGCGCGTGCAATGTACATGTTCGTGGTCAGTTTGACGGTTTCGCCGTCCAGTTTGTCAAACCACGTGTCGCGTGCGACGTTATCGGGGAATTTAACGACATCGTGGTAGTCATCGTACCAATTCACATGACACAACTTGATTACAGTGTTCGGGGTCCAAACATTGTAATCGAAAACGTTGCGGTACTGCTCGTATACGCGCGTGTCCGTGTCGGGAAACGTCGTTGCGTTTTGCAAATGTGGAAAATCCATTTTCACACCCTTTCTATATGAAAAATGAGTGGTGTTTCACATGAAACACCACTCATTTATATCATAAATGATTTCAGATTATGCGACGGTGAACGTGCATGTTGCGGAATGTTCCGTAGTCTCACCGTTCGGATTGACATACGTAGCGGTACCCGTCACGGTAATGACGTCACCGGCCGCAAGGCCATCACGCTGGACATGCAAGCGCGCTTGGTCATCCACGAACGTATTGACGTTGAGATCGAACGCCGCACCGTGCGCGTCATCCCCGCTTGCGGCATGGTTCGCCGCAACCTCGTACGTAGCCGCGTTCGGTGCCACCTGTATGGCGGTGCCGGTTGGCGCGACGGTGGCAGTGAGCTTCGGTGTGAGCTGCATAAGATCACCCGCCTTGACCGTGCCCGTGTTCGGAGTCAGCGTGAAACCGGTCACTGTCTGAGTCACAACCTTGATGGATGTACCCGCGTCGGTAGTGAACAAAGCGCACGGCGTAAACGGCGATACGCCATAAATCCCCCAGTGGTTCAAGTACAGCGTATTGGAAACAGTTTGCGGATTGTAGAACTGCGTAGTGCCATACATAGTGTCTCGCACCTGATACCAATCAGTCGATACAAGCAACGCTACCGCGCCATCGATACCAAGGCTCGGCACCTGAATAATACGATACGGTACGTCGGCCTTGTCCAGCTGGAACACGGCGGACAACGCGTCAACGTCGAGCGAAGCGAGATATTCCGGCTCGATCAGCAACACCATTTGCTGCGGGTTAGCGTACGCCGGAATGTCGGTTACATTCAACGCGTTGTACTGCGTTGACGGGAACTGCATGCGTCCAGCGGTTGCACGCAATGCCTTGAGCAAAGTCTTGGCGGTTGTTTGGTCGCTTGGCACCGCGTCAAGATGCACTTTGTAGAAACCAAGATTCTGCTCGTAATGACGTATCAGCGCAAGCATGATATTCATTTCGTCGTAATTGTCGGAATTACGTGGCGTTTCCATAATCTGCGCGACGAAACGGTTCAAGCCGAAATCATCCACGAAAGCTTGACGCAATTCATCATCAGTCCATGAAATCGGGTATTGGTCACGACGGTTCATTTCATAGAACCACACCGCCGCTTCGGGACGGTGCATCTTCAAAAGATCTTCCGCATCATCCTTGTACCCGTGCGCCTTAATCCACTTGACTGCGATTTCCTGTACAGTCGAACCCCAGTACAAGTTTTCCTTTTTGAAAATCGACAACGGGTTTTCAAACGGTGCGTTCTGCGCCATTACGGTTAGTCCGATACGATTGACCATGTTCCAAACACAGTCGTTCAAATATTGGCGGTTCATCGGGTCGAACAAGTAGCGCATCGTGTTCGCTACACCGGTTTGCGTCGCGCTTGGAATACGTTGCTGATAATCGTCTGTACCCTTGGTACGCACCTTATCCAAAATTGTCGCATTGTCTACAGCCATAATATTTTCTCCTATCGATTAAAGCGTGTAGTCGAGATTTTCCAAGTCTTCCGCCGCCGCTTGCGCGATTGCTTCCGCAGCGTCATCGTCGTTTTCCTTGACTGTTGCGCCGTTTTCGACCATTTGCGCAACGGAGTCGGTGAAATTGTCATATATGCCGTCGATTCGTTCGCTAATTGCGTCCGTGCGGTCACTTAATTCACTCACCTTGTCAAGCACGTCGCGCAGCATGTCGCGCAAATCATCAAATTCGCCCGCGCGGTGCGCTTCGTTTTCCGTAAGATCATCGCGTTCGGCGGTGTCCCTTTCCTCAGGGGTTTCGTCATCCATTATTTTTCCTTTCATATATGAAAAAGTCGTGCCGGCGAACGAATACCGAACCGGCACGACTTAAGAATAGCATACGTGCAACATGATTCACAACGATGGACGGCGCGCTTTTCCCTCACGGCCATATCATTGGCGGAGTCAACCGTGGTTATCAATGATAATGTTTTATCGCCCTCGTTACGGCACCTTGCGTATGCCGTGGTTATTTTACACCGAAATTTCTAAGCATTGCAATTACAGCGTGTTGCGTTTCCACCGTGTCATAACGTAGGTATCCTAATGCATAATATGACGTAAGATTTCTAATCAAGTCCTTTGCCACATTTGCCGTAAGGTAATTAAGTTTATTATCATCCGTCGTGATCGCGAAATATGGCACATGCGCGCCCGCATCATATTTTGAGGATACAAAAACGTAGCCACAACGTAAATCAACATAAACGCCATATTCGCGCCGCAGCCAACGGAAGACATACGTAAGTTTAGCGTGTTTGTGCGGTTTTTCAAGAAAATCAGTGTTATAGTGCTTGAATTTGTTTTTTGCGGTGACATCATCGTTATTTTTCATCATGCGCCCCGCGACTGTGTTTTTCGTTTTCTGCGCAGCGTATTTATCATCTTCAACATAATCGAAAATACACGTTTTACCGTCAAGCCATTGCAAACCGAACTCGGGTTCTAAGGGGACGTCATAATGTTCAAAATACGGATTATATGCGTCGCACGCATTACCTAACAAAAAGATTCGCGGCTTACGCAGCTTGCTATCGTCGGCGCGTTCGCGCGTTACGGTGTCTACAAGATTCGCCAATTGTTCATATTCGTTGCGCAAATAATGGTGGTATACATCGTCGGGGTCTATAATAATTTCATCCATGCAAATGTTACGTACATTAACATATGTGCTTTTTTTCTTCTGCTGCTGTAATGATAATGGGATGAAATAACCACATGTCCGCCAATTTTTATCGCCATTACGACGTATTTCAGCTACCTTGTTATGCACCCTAAAATCGTAATCGGGAAAAATATTATCCTCTATTATCCTGTCAAAATATTTTGCCGCCACGTCGTTATTTTCCTCTCGGTACCGTGTGACTTCAACAAAACAGATATTGTTTTTAATATAATCCTCTAACATGTACCGGCGCACGCCGTACGTTTTACCGAGGCCACGCGCGCCAATTATAAGATTTACATCAGCGTCGCGCGGCAATATCTGTGTTCTAAGCCGATCATAATAATATTTCGCCATCAATACTCACAATCATAGGTTCGCCGCCCCGCATAATAAGTTCGCGGGGCGTTGTTTCCGCATTCCTATTATACGTGTTTCGTATGTATGTCAGATTCTCGCCGTTAGCTTGTTTATCCGATTCGCCTAGCCATCTGCCGGACGGATACAATGCGATCGCTTCGGGCGCGTCAACATGATATGTCGCGCCCTGATAATCGGTGACGGTGCCGACGTACCTGCCCCATACATGCGGGCGGTTACGTTGCAACGTGTGGCAAATCTCATAATCTACCAATACGTCATAACCGAGCGATATTTGTACGGTTTCCGCGAAACCGTGCCCCACATGCATGAGATCGGCTATAAAATCTTCAATGGTGTACGCACCGTCCGGCCGTGGGAGTCCGGCGCAAGTGACATGCACGCGCCCGTTCTTGTCCAAACTAACGCGTGCTTTGTTCCACAATTCCATATGTTCGACATAACGCGTGACACCGCCACAGTCCTCAACCTCGAATTTTCCGATATGATCTAGCGTTGACGCCATGTCGGACGCGGTGTTTCGGACGCGTCGCATGGTGCGGTTGATCGCGTTTTCGATCGCGTTATGCAGCGGTTTGAGCGCATCCAGCAATTCCGCGTCGCTCACATCGTCATCGCAACTGATTTTCAGACTATCGGTATCGCCGCCCGTAACCGTTACGCGTGCGCCGAAATGACGGTATATCAGCATCATGGCTATCAAGAGGTGCATTCTGCTGCCCGCTACGATTCGCATTCCGTACGTGTAGAGAACACGTGGCGTTTTCGGACGTTTTTTCGCAAAATTCTCGGGAGTGCAAACAGTGTTTTTATCGATTTCAAGCTCGCCGTTTTCCGTCACGCGATAATCCGCTTTCATAACGTCCTGTGCCTGTGTGCCATATATGCCATTAAATTGTCCCTTAACAGTAGACCCGTAATAAGATTGCAGAAATTTCATGCTCAATGTACCCGCCTTAGCGTCGCGTGCGATACCCTCGGGGATTGAATCAGGTATTTCGCCCACGTACGCCGTGCCTTCATGATAATGTTTAATCAGGTTTTTCACGTCGGTTTTCCGTGCGAACAACATATTGGATTGTAAGGTTACGTAATCGGGCGGAACAATCGTTTTAGTGGTTGCTTCACCGTGCAGTACATGCATTTCGTCAAACTCGTACACTTGCGCCACGTTCCACAATTCGATTTCATTGACATGCAATATGCACTCATCCGCGCGATACAATTTCCCGAAAGCGTACGTTGGATTAACGGCGCTGTCAACGTAACCATGCGCCCTAACGCTGTTTTCCTGTGTTTTCGCGCGCTCGTTATTGCTGTAATCGGTATCCGCTTGCAACGTTTTCACAAACTTGGAACGTGGACATATTGCAATCCCCCATGTGTCAAAACATGTGTTTTCGCGCAATCTGAGATTCTTAAATCTCACCGCAGCATGCAATCCCGTGAAAAACGGGTCATCATAATTCGTCAACACGGTGCCAAGCGGTGTGTTAACGATACGTTCGCATGCGATTTGCAGAATATCCGTAGGCGCTGTAGCGAATTTGACCGGCAGTCGTCGGCCGTTAATGAATGCGTGATGCATCGATGTAACGTCCAAGGACGCGACGTTATCCACGACAACACTAGCGGTTTTAGCGCTCGTAAACGTCAAACCGCCACGGAAACATGCCTTACGCAGCGCATAAGATTCGTAATCCTTCGGAAATTCCTGATTGCACGTCATCTCGAAAGCGCGTTGCAATGTGATTTTCTTACCACCTTGCAGCGTGACTCGCCGTCCGCCGATCTCACGGCGTGCCATCTGCCGCACAAGCGACGTTTTGGTAAGCACGCGGCAACCCAGCATATCAGGCGTAAGCCAATGATTCGCACGCAAAAGCCATTGCAGATATTGCGGAATTACCTGTACGTCACGCCGCGCGTAAAACAATTCTTCCTCGGTCAACGGAGTTTCGGGCGTGCGCACAAGTGAGTAATCCCAGTCGCCCACCGCTTTCGGAAGCCCGCATGTCTCGCCCATCGCACGCAGTCCGCCCATTTCAAGATAGAATGTGTCCCAAAAGCGACATACCACGGTATCGTTCACAAGCAGATCGAGCGTGTACACGCTTGTGGCGGTTTGCGCGTTGGCCTTAATCGTGTACGTCTGCGCCAATTCCAGCATGAGAGTCTGCATGTCGAACATAAGGTTATAAGCTGCGATGATCGGAACATAGCCGTGCGCGCGCCCATATTCGATAAGATCGTCAATGTATGTCAGCGCTTCGGACGTATGCCGGTAAAACCGCACATCGTCCGTATCGGGAGTGTACGATTCCAGTGACGTATTACGCAAATCGTTGAAAATGTATAATATCGGATATGCGCGTGTTTCGGCACCTTCGCCAATGTTCGTTGTTTCGGTGTCGAATATCGCCGCTACCTTAAATTCCTTGCGTTCTTTCATCGTACTACATCGGGTGAAACCGCTAATAGCCATATCGGGCTTCCGCCGTCAACGTCCGTATAATCCTCTAATTCGCCTGTGTGCATTTTCATGTTTTTGGCATATTCCAACGCTTTTTCATTTCGTTGCATGATAGTGTCAAAAAGCTCACTGAGCGAATCGGCGTCGTATGCTTTCATGATGGCTTCCAACCGTTTGTTCGGCGGAACGTTCGATTTCTGCCATATGTTTTGTGTGTATCGCCAAAACACCTTGACTTTTTCCCGTCCGAGATCACCTAGCGCGCTCGGCATTCCCTTGGATGCCATTCGCATTTCCTCTCGAAAAATGTTGAATGAACGCGCGCGCTCCCTCGCACGCCCTTTACCGCCGCGCACGCCGCTCACCTGTTGCACGAGCTTATCGGCGGTTTCGTTCGCACGCTGATACAGTTCATCACGCATGCCGCTATTACGAACACGCCCGACATACGTGTTTTTCAACTGCGTTTCAAGCCGTTGTATGTAAGCGCGCCGTGCGTTCGCTTCGCTTTCAGGCATGTTTTTGGTAATGCTTTTTTTCAGACTGTTGATAGCGCGACGCACGCGCTTGCGTTTCGCGGTTAATACATCCGCTTGTTTATGCGCTCTAGGCATGTTCACCACCTATAAAAAAGTGCCATAACACGTATGGCACTTTTTTTGTTTCATTTCACACTACTTGATTTCAAGCGATTTCGTGGAACGGCCGCCGCCCAGCGGTGTCTGCTTGACCGCAACAGTGATGCCGTCCGGCGCGTTGAAATCGGGGAACATATCGTAGATATCCAACACACTGCGGTAGATACCCTGTGACTGACTGAAATACGTGTCGCCGTCCTTTCCAAAAAGATAGACGTTCGCGCATTTCTGTCCAGTCTGAGAACGCACGCCCGGTGCGATATAGGCACCAACAATCGTTAACGGTTCCGCACCGCGTCCGTTCAGCGACAACGCGCTATTACGTGCGTTGACGATGGCGCGCTTGCCCTCAAACGTGCTGTTGTCCATCGTACAAATATAACGATAGTTGACAGCGGTGTTCTGTGCGGTTTCATTCACGGTAGTGTCGTTCATCTGTTCGTTTTCCTCGTTCATTTCAGTTCCTTTCAAAATTCAATATCTTTGTCGTTATCGTTGTCAGTATCGTTATCGGTATCAGGGCCGGTTACGTCAGTTGCGACACGTTCCGCGTGCTCAATGAACGTATCAACGTCCATGACATACGTGTTCTTGTTTACAGTGATATCGTCAACCAAGATATTGACAATACCGGCGTCCATAAGCACTTTGACGGCCATTTCAACGTTACGAACGTTTCCGTTAGTGTGAAATGTCTGTTCCACGCCGTCCCTGTCATAATAGTTTATGGTGCTGTCAGCGATTACTTTACGTATCTTTCGCATGTTTGTTATCCTTTGTATTTGTTTTTTCTGTCAACCGTTTGGCGACATAAATATTTATAGCACAAAAATCGGCGTGCGCAAAAAGCAACACGCCGATTATTGATATTGATTCTCAATAACGCAAAATCTGCCCCGGATAAATCAAATTCGGATTAGACAACCCATTAAGCGACGCAACACGCGCCCAATCACCGCCGAAAATCGACCACAAAGACTCACCGGACACAACCGTATGCGTACGCGCCGTATCCGGCCGCGCAGCCACAGCGCCGCCATAACACACGGTTTCACCCGGATAAATCACAGCCGGATTACCCGACGCGTACCCATGCCACAACTGCCATGGCAACAGTCCGGTACGTTCAGCAATGCCCGACAACGTGTCACCCGACGCAACCACCACGCAAGCAGACTGCGCGACATTACCACCGGTGTTCGTTTCCGGCACGGACACATTCGCACCGTCGCCACGCGCGTATGCGTCCCACTGCCACCGTTCGCCCCTGAAATAATTCAAGTCCAATCGTCCGGCATAACCCAGCACATATCCGTTCGATGTGTACTGTCGCATGGCTTCACCATACGCACCATACAGCCATGGTCTTTCCTGATAACCGGTGACAGCCATTGATGCATACTGAGCAACCCACACGCCGCAATGCTCACGCACGAACGAAGTAAGCTGCCCCAGCGCAGACACCTGAACATAGACAATCGGCCACACCTGTGTGCGATCATGCACATGACGTACCCACGTTTCAATCCACGCGCCGTTACCAAACTGCGAATTGTCCTGAGATTCCCAGTCCAAAACAAGCACGGCATTTCCAACGTATCCGCGCACGTTATCAACGAAAAAATCAGCTTCCGCGTTCGCGTCACGCCCCATCGCGTAATGATATACGCCGATACTTTTGCCGCTGTCCGTTGCGCGTCCAAGCTGATAGTTCGCGGCCTGATTCACGCCATTGATCAGACATGTATTATTGAAACCGCCGATACCCCATGTAGCACCCGCCACGACGAAATCAGCGTCAAGCGCGTACGTATCAATATCACACTGCCAATTGCTCACATCCACACCGCGCATGTCCGCGCTTGCAGATGGCACAAAAAACAAGGACAATGCGCATACGCACGCCAACACGCTACGCCATATTCGTATCATCATTATCCCCTTTATTCTTCTTAAGCAATACAATGAGTTCTTCAGTCAGCACATTGTTCTTAGTCATCAAATCATTAAAATCGCTGAACGTCGTGGCGATAAACCATGCCATCCCGCAACACGCGACAATCGGGAAACCCACACTACCGACAACGGTTACAATCGAACTAATATCCATCAAAACACCTCACAAATAAAAGGTCATGACACATCAAACGACATGCCATGACCCAATATATCACAATCGCGTGGCCTATCCGGGAATTGAACCCGGCACGCACATTTTATAAGAATGCCGCTCTAACCAACTGAGCTAATAGGCCATTTACCTCACCCCGCCCACAATCCCCGCCGCATCAAATCAACAATATCACGACAACACGCAAACACATAATCAGATACAGTCGAATCACATTTAAACGGCTTCGTACTCACGCCGACAACCTTAGTACGACGTTCACCACGAACCCTATAACCCCTAACAAAATCACAACTATTACGCTTACAATACATAATCAATCCTCTTTCACAATCACCGATTAATCCGATAACCCAAACATACCGTACCCGGAACGTAAAACACGCCATCGTCAAGTACATCCTTAAGCCCGTATGCGTCAATGCAGTCGACAAATCGAATTTCGATTAAGCAATCAGACGCAATATCAACGAAATACACAAGTACATCATAAACACTGTTCACGTTAAAATCAATTGAATTAGACAATGCTTTAAGATTCATGAAACTCATTTTATTCTTCCTTATTTTAAGCACC